CCCATCTTCGAAATGTTTGATTTGAGATGTCAATCGAAAGTTCTTTTTTAATTTTATTTGCTGAAGCATATTGGAGTGACATAATTTGAATCAGCTTTGTTTGAATTACTTTGATTTTATATGAGAAATGTTACTTTAATGTAAGAATTATTTCTGATATTGTTCTTAAGACAATGTTAATTAAAGATGTCTGACAATTCTTACATTGTTAATTTATTAATAAAATTTTTATCCGAATTTGACCAAGAAATACCTAAAAATGTTTTAGGTATTTGAATTATTTGAGTTGTTGTTAAAACAAATGACGTTTTTACATAAATGTGTTTGTCGATTTGAATTGGGTTTAGTGAATCCCAAAAGAATGTTTTAAATTCCTCTGGAAACGAGAGTTTTTTGTAAATTTTTTGCGATTGAATCATTTTTAAGATAACAGGAAAATGTTTTAGAATTATATTATTCGACAATTCAAAGATATTTTGTCGAATAATGTTTCTTATTCGACACTTTTTGTCGAATAATGTTTCTTATTCGACAAAATATCTTTGAATTGTCGAATAATATAATTTGATTAAAATTCCAATCAAATCAATCTTTAGTGTTGTTAAATTTACTGATTCAACTCCTATATTCAAATATATTTGAAGATACAATAATCGTATCAAATATTAAACAAATGACACATTCAAAAAAACAACAATGATAAATCAAGTATCACGGTACTTTTCATTTTTATTAAATTATCGTCTATTTTATAAGAATTAAGACTCAAATAATATCAAATAATATCAAATCCATCAATCTAAAATAACAATTCTTCAAACATGATAAATTCACTCAAAAATCCGTAACGTAACGGACTTATTTGTTACGTTAAATTTAACAATCTGAGGTCCAGAATTGGAGATTTCGGCGGGTATTTTCGATGGGTGTTTGTAACAGAGAAAAAAGAAAAAATATTTGATGTTGATGATAAAAAGAAAAGAGATTTATATGGATCTATGTTAGAAAATAAATGTTGATGATTTGTCTATTGAGTTTAATGAAAAATAATGTATTTTTCATTAGATGTGAGAGAAGAAAAGATGATAAAAGAAATAATGAAAACAAGAATCAAATGAATTTATTCGATGTGATTCAAGGAAAAATGAATAAAAGATAGGTAGTGTTTGTGCTATAAAATAACACTTATTTTATAGCATAATTGTAAGGAAAATAATAAGATTTAAATGGAAAATTAAGTTGCATTTGATGTTAAAAAGTTTAAGATTTTTATGGAGAATGAAAGTAAAAAGAGTTTGATATATAAATTTATAATCAAAATCAAAAGATTGTATATATTTCGAACAAAGTTTTTTTAATTTTAATTGGATACATACATATTTGTATTTTTTCAGTCTCTAATGCATCAAATGTTTTATTATTTATATAAACTGCACGTAGTGTACAAATACCCATAAAAGGTTTGATGTATGCCAAAATTCTGTCATCGTCCATTGGAATGCTCATTTTCTTTGTTGTTTATTTATATTGATCGATACACATCTTTGTTGCTACAATTTTACTTTGACTTAAAAATGAAACAACAAAAGACTCATTTTTTAATCAAAAATCAATGTCGAAAGAAATCAATTCGAAACATAACATCGAATTTATAATTCAATCAAATGATTTACTTGTTTGCATTTATCGAAAGTGGTATACAAAAAATATTTGGTCGATTCTTGAAAACATTGAATTTATTGATCATCATGTGAATATTCGAGGTGTTTTATACAAACAAAATAGAAGAGTTTACTTGATGTCAGAATCAATTAATGGATATAAATATTCTGGTACAATGTTAGAATCAAAACCTTGGATTCCAGAAATTAAAAATATATGTGATTTAATAAACAAAGTATTCAAGAGAACATTTAATGCGTGTTTGATTAATGAGTACATCGATGGGACTCAGAAAATAGGATTTCATAGTGATGAAACATCATCATTAAATGACAATTGTATTGTTTCACTTTCTTTTGGAGCAACAAGGAAATTTTTACTAAAACCTAAAATGTATTCATCTGAGTTTCCTTCAAACACTGAAACTTTTGTTTCTAATGGTGATTTGTTAATTATGGCAGGTCTTGTTCAAGAAAAATTTATGCATAGTATTCCTGCAGAAAAAGATGTAAGTGATAAAAGAATTAGTCTTACATTTCGATCATTCAATGTAGAAAAATAAAGATGTTGTAAATTTCGAATGATGTGTAGAGTTGAACCACATCAAAAATCTAATAAAAAATAAATCAATTTGATTTATTTTTGTTGAAATTTAACAATGATTGATTGGATAATTCGAGTTTTTGATTTTAAACAATGATACAACTGAATTTGTTTGTGTTGTTAATATTTCTGATTTTAACTTTGATCAATCATTGTTAATTTTCTTTTTTCCTTCTTCACTAGATCAATAAATATTATATATCGATAGTTTCTCATCATATACTCAGGAAATTTATTTGAAAGTCCAATTCTAGGACCAGAATACATTCTTTCAGAATTATGTTTTTCATCAATGAGATATAACCCTGAATTTACATCAGAAATCGACAAGGTATCTTTTCCTTTCATGAAAGAAGCAACATCAATGAATCCAAAATTATTCAATATTTCATTGACAACACAACAAGGTCCTGAAATCAAATTATTATTTTCTAAGTTTATCATTGATCGAATCAAAATACCAAAATAATTTCCATCTCTTCCTAGCGTAATGTCAAGTCCTTTGTATGTTCCACTTTTATAAGTGCCATTTTTGTGGGTATGAAAATAGAAAAATCCATTGAGTTTTTGAACTTCTGATTTATGAACATAAGGATCAGGATGATCTTTTTCATTATAATAATAAAATTCAATTTCTTGAATCCTGTATCTAGAATTTGAAGCAATTAGTGTCGTAAAATTTAAGATGTGATTTGCAATCGAATCGAACATTAGTGATGTTTCTGACATTTTATATTATTTTTGTGAGATTGAATGTTCATTTTATTGTTTTTTTGAAGTATATTTTGATTTGATATTTTTGACTTGAGTTTGTGTTGCATAGAATTTTAATTTGAAAATCATTCATTGATTTGAGATTCTGATTTCATCAACGAATGAAATTTGAGAGACCTAAGTTTATTATTAAATTCAAATAATTACTAATTTTTATTAACCATGTTAATAAAAATTAAAAACTGTTCTCTGAATTCTCCTTCTTTTTTCAAATAAAACAACATGATCACACAAGAAATATTAAATTTTATTGCTACGCAACAGAGTCAAAGACAATTGTTATATTCATATTTTAGAGGACCAATTTATCATCAGATATTCAACGATGAGATTCGATCCTTTTTCAAGTTGCCAGAAACTGCAGTTTCATATAATATGTTCTATCCAATGTATTATATTGACAAAAGATTTGATTTTGCAATTGAAGGAAATTTTGAGTGTGTTCAACTTCAAACAATATTATCAAGGTTTTCTATTCACCCAAAATCAGAGTTGTTTAAATCTGCAAAGAAGTGGTTTATCGAAGTTAATTTGAATGAAAATAATGATGAAAATAAAGATGAAGATGAAAATAATATTTTTGTGATCCCTGTTGCTATGTTACCAATGTTTTTGAATAGATTAAACAATCATCCTTTACATTACTTAATTCAATGTTATTTATTTCCTGATGAGATTCACCTAGAGAAATATCGAAAGAAACTTGAAATCTATGTTCTTTCTCATGTTTGGTTAACTCATTATGGAACCAATGTCATTCTGACTTATCAAGAACACATGTTTGGTTCTCGTTTTATTGTTGATGCTACGATTTGTCACGACATGAGAAAATTATGTTTGGAAGTCAATGAAAATGGTCATCGTTCTTATGATATGAAATCAGAAGTTAATCGTCATGAGAGTATCAAAACAATTTCAGTAAATGTCATTACATTTGATGGGACTGGATCTTCAGATAATTCTATTGATGAAGAAAAATTGAATGAATTTTTAGAAAATGTAAATGCTGGGATTCACACCTTAATTGAATTTGACATGGTTGAAATTCAAAAAATTATCGATGATGTTGAACAAAAATCCAATGAGGTTGGTCAGATTTTATCGAATATACTAGGTAAAACTATTTTTTCAAGTGGATTTCCATTGACTGATTCTGATATGTTTCTAATAAATCCAAGTTTAGCTAATGATAGCTCAAAAGCACTTCGAAATCTAATTAGGAGACAAGAGTATGAAAATCATTTTTTAGTTGTTACACAAGGTGAATTGAAAGATATGATTAATAAAATTCATGATTCAATGGACGCAGAATACTATCGCATAAAAAAATATATTTGGATTTTTAGAGAAGAAGTAAATCAATTTGCTAGAAACACAGAGGTAGCCCTAATATTTGATGATATATTTGAAGAAATCTACGTCGAATCACATGGAAAAAATATACAACTACCTTTTCTTAAAAATGATGAGGCTCTGGTGATGATTGCACCAGAGCCAAAACTAAAATCTAAAAATAGGAAAAATAATTCAATTCGAAGTTTCATTAAATTTAAATACCCTTCGATTGGAGCAGGAACAACAAAAAAGTTCATGAGATTTTCAAGAACATTCTCGTATCGCTATTTAGCATCAAGGAGTGATGAAGTTTCAATGATGCTATTTAATTCTATTTGCAAATGCTACGATAAAATCCCATATTTAATTATGAGTTATCGAACTATGATCCAAAAATCTATGCAAAATACAAATCAAACTTACTCATTAGGAATCGAAAGAGGCATTGATCAAGGAAAAAATCAAGAGTTGCAAAATGTTTCAAAATATCAACAAAAGATTGAATCACTTGAAGTCAAATACAATGAGTCACAGAAAAATATGGATCATCACTACAGGTTTAATCTCACATCTGAAATATTTGAAATATCTCAGATGGTTTTGATTTTAACTCACTTACGTGAGGGGTGTAGTCCCAACACCGAAGTTACCCTCGGTTCTCCGATAAGAATCGAAGTAAGATGTTTCGACTTCCATTGAAGTCTCTGTCAGATCTCTGACCACATCTTAGACAATTAAATATCTTTGATCCACCAAGCTTTTCATTTATCCAACCACATTCACTGCAAGTTTTACTTGTAAATGCTTCATCTACAAGAATTAACTTTGAAAAAGGATATTCTTTAATTTTAGCTGAGAGAATTTGACGAAAACGAAAATGACTCCAAGTTAACATAGCTAACGCTGTCTTTGAATTAATTACTCTCTTTTTTCTTTGAACCATAGTTGAACTTGAAAACTCAGGTAAGAGAATAAAATGATAATTTTGACAAAGCCACTTTGAAAATTTATGATGAAACTCAGATATGTTATTTCTAATTCTTTTTCTCAGTCTATTCAACGCTTTTCTACATGCTCTTCTTTGTTTTTTAATTTTACTTTGACTTATTTCAAATGATAAATAAAACATAAAAATTGTATTTTTGAATAAAAAATACAATAATATTAATTAAACTAATCAAATTAGTTTAATTAATATTTAAAACACAAAATAAATTATTTTGTGTTTTATTCTCTCATTTTTATTTCAATAAAAATTATTTTATTCAGAGATCAATAGTAGAATCATAAACAACCTCAAAAACTTCAGGTTCGAACTTTTCATAATAAAACTCAAATCCAACAAGTTCTGCTCCATCTCCATCCAAATCCTCATCATCTTCATTCCAAAAACTCAACAAATCCATGTCAAAGTCATTGAAAATAGAATCTGAATACCGAATGTTTCCATCACATTCAGAATATCTCTCAGAAAAATCACTGATGTTATCTTCAAAAACTTCAAATACATCATCTCGATTGATTCTATGATCCTTACATGATTCAAGGATTTTTTTCATCAATGCGAGACTCGCACTTCTATCATCTGAATAAGGTCCAAGTGTTTCTGATTCAACAATGGTTCCGTGAAACATTACTTTCCAATGAGTTCTGAATGTAACCATCCAACAACCATGCTCTTCTTCCATTTCAGGGACGATCTTTGTTCTTCTCATTATGATGGGTTGAACTTTTGATTCGAATTGAATGGTTTTGAAGTGATTCTAATTAATAATGAAAACATGATTTTTAATCTTTCATTTTATCGAATGTTCATAGATTAATGAGACATAAGTTTATTGTTGAATATTTTCATTATTAAAAATTTAGAGATTTATCTATGTTTTAATTTAATAAAGTGAGTGAAAATCAATGTTTAATTTTGAATAAATATCATTTGAATCTGTTTCCATTGAATAGATTCAATGTCGAAATCATCAATTGACTATCAAAACATAACAAATCAACAAATAAAAAATGGTTCTCACAGGTGTTCTTGCAACGTTAACAAAACAAACTCTCACAACAAAACTTTTATTATCAGGAACAACACTGGGATCAGCAGCAATTGTGTCATTTTCATTTTACAAAATTGCAAAACCAGATCAAGTTTTGATCAAATATGGTGCTTTTTGCGACACTAAATCTGTTAACAATGATGGATCAAAGAAAACATATGGGTTCTCCATCAAACAAAGAGCTTTTGTATTTCCCATAATTCAAAGATGTAGGATTGTTTCAATTAAAACTCAAACTACTCAAATAAATGTTGAATGTATGAGTTCAGAAAAATTACCTTTGGTTCTACCAGTAAATATCATTATTCAACCGGTTGACACAAATAAACCAGAATTCCTTCATTATGTTGAAAGATTAACGAGTGACTCTTCGATTCCACCAATGGAATCAATCGAACAATTAATTGTAAGTGTTATTCGTCAATGTGTCGCCAAAATGTCAATTGAAGAAATTTTTTCATCAAGAACACAAATTCAAACAACTGTTCTAGAAACATTGAATGACATGTTAATTTCACTTGGTATCAAAGTACTTGAAGTTGCTTTTCGTGATGTAAAAGATGATCCAAAATCAAAATATTTTGGTACGTTGAGACACCTTCGAGAATATGAAGCAGAAAAACATGCTGAGACATCTCGTGCAGAACAAGAAGCCGAAACAAAGAAAGCTTTGGCTATTGCTGAAACAGTTGCAGTTTTGGCTAACAATGAACAGAGAATGATTCAGAAAAAATCAGAAACAGAGCAACGTATCACTGTGGCAACACTTGAATCAGAAGCTGCATTGAAGGAAATTGAACAGAGAAGATCTATTGAAATTGAAAAAAGTATTGCTGAAGAAATCATTGAACAACAGAGAAGAAAAGAAAAAGTCGAGTTACAAAGACGTGATTTTCTATCGAAACAAATCGTTGACAATGACATTGAACTATCAAAAGTAGAAACAGAAGCTATGAAACTTAGAATTTCAGCTGATGCAGAAGCATATTCGATGAGAGTAAAAGCAGAAGCAAAGGCATATTCAATTGAAAAAGAAGGTGATGCTGAAAAGAAAAAGCTTGAAGCACTTGCAGAGGGTTATCGTAAATTAACTGATGGAATTTCTGATCCAACTATTTTTAATACTCATTATCTTGGTTCAAGTGGAATTCTAAGTAAAATTTCAGAAGATGCATCAAATGCTATTCGTGAAACCAAACCAACAGTTTATCAGTTTAATTCAGATGGAAAAGATGCGATGGGATCATTGTTAGCTCAATTTGGTTCTGTTTTCAAATATACTTCAGATACTTTTCTTTCAAATAAAAATAAAAGTAAATGAACATTAGTTTTGATTGAACTCATAACCTCAAATATATTTTATAAAATATATTTGAAACATAAAATAATTCGATGAATCAAATAAAAACTGTTTGTCTTTTCTCTAATTAATGTTAGAGAAAAATGTTATCAATAGAATTCATTGACTCAATTGCTTTCTTGTCTCCACAAGAACAAGAATCAAATCTCATACCATATTTTGAAACTTCGTTTGAATCGATTTTTCATACAGAAATACAATCTTTTTTTCATCTACCAACAACAATCAATAAATACAATATAAACTATCCATTTAAATTAATTGATTCTAAATTTTCATGTTATATCTCAGGTACATTCGAATGCATGTCTCTAGCAACGATTATCTCGTGTTTTGCAATTTCACCAAAATCACATGGATATCGAAATATTAGAAATTATTTTATTAATGTTTATTCAGAAAATGAATATGAAGATGACTTAGATTTTGAAATTAAATCGACTCAACAAACAGATAATGATGATCATTCTCTTGTTGTACCTGTTGTATTAGTTCCACTGCATGTAGTTTTAACAACAACTCAAATAATTCAAATACCTAAAACATTTTTAGGTATTTTTTGGTCAAATTCGGATAAAAATTTTATTAATAAATTAACAATGTAAGAATTGTCAGACATCTTTAATTAACATTGTCTTAAGAACAATATCAGAAATAATTCTTACATTAAAGTAACACTTCTCATATAAAATCAAAGTAATTCAAACAAAGCTGATTCAAATTATGTCACTCCAATATGCTTCAGCAAATAAAATTAAAAAAGAACTTTCGATTGACATCTCAAATCAAACATTTCGAAGATGGG